TATTGAAGATGCTATCCGTGATAAAGAAAAAGCAGAAGAATTTGATGAAGAATTTGTAGAATTAGCAAGGAGTGTGTATATTGTAAATGATCAAAGGGCTGCGGTAAAAAAAGAAATTAATTTACTTACAAAGTCCGAATTAGTAGAAGAAAAATCATATAAAGATTATTAAGTGTTTTGGCTTATAGAAAATAAAGAGCAATTACAAGCATTTAAAGAAAAGGGGTTCAAGAAAGTATTCATTGAACCTCTTTTTTCTAATGATAACATTCATCCCTACTTAAGGGGTGTAGTAGGATTCTATGTTAGGGAAATTAACCATAGAAAGGGATTTATAATTAATATAGATCATAGTGAAGCAACTCAATGCGATTTAAGGGAAGTATATGAATTGATAGGAGAATTTGAGGAAATATTTGTAATAGATAAGAAGGAATTCCTACATATAGTACCTTTAAAACAGCTTAGCGACATCCACTTCATCTCTCCTACGGATATACCAGACTCGTTTGCATGTCATGACTTTTTTTACCGCAAATACCCCCACATTAATAATATAGGTAGCATAATACCCATAGTAAAGCATTATGAACGTTGTGAAACGATATATAACGCTGTTAAACATGTGTTCGCTATGGATAAACCACCACACTTTGAATTCTACAATAATAAGGCTACAAATGTGTTTTATTGGATCGAAGCCAATGGATTAAAAGTAGATCCTAAGTTATTTGAGGAGTATTTTGGTGTAGAACGTGATTGGACTTACTCGCAGTTTAACCTAAAAACGACAACTACGAGACCTTCAAACTCATTTGGGGGAATTAATTATGCTGCTTTAGATAAAAAATCGGGTTGTAGAGAAGCATTCATTCCCGATAATGACTTTTTATTAGAGATTGATATTAGTGCTTACCACCCTACATTAGCGGCACAATTAGTAGATTATAAATTCGAACACGAGGACATACACCAAGCATTTGCTGACATGTATGGAGTAGATTATAAAAAGGCTAAGGAGTTAACGTTTAAACAGTTATACGGAGGAGTATTTGACGATTATAAAGAGTTAGAATTTTTTAAACGTGTTGAAAGATATATAGAGGATATAAGCAGTAAAGAGGAGATAGTTTGTAAGTCTGGATATGTCTTTAAAACAAATATGAAGAAACAGAAACTGTTTAATTACATACTTCAAAATACCGAAACGTATTATAATATACTTATTTTAGAAAAAATTATTAGAATACTTAAACACAATAAAACTAGAATTATACATTATACTTATGATTCGTTTTTACTAGATGTAAGTAAGGATGAAAAAGACATAGTACAATCTATAATAGATGTATTTAAGGAATATAAGTTTAATGTCAAAATGGAAGCCGGTACAAATTATGGTAATTTAGGGAGGGTGTAATATTTATATCCAAACCCTATTAAAATGAACAATAAGCTATTTTGTACCTTTACTTCTTTAGATGATTTAGAGAAGACGCTGGTAGAGGTTAAATCTAGCTACGATATACTTTATAAAAAGATTTTTGTATTATATATAAAGAGCAATGACGAATACGTTTGTACTTACAATGTAGAGCCAAGTAGCGTAGAGGAGATTTTACCTAATACCATTTTAGTCCATAGAAAAAAAGAATCAAACACATTATATACAATTAATGCTCTAAATGAGCTGATTAAATTATTAAACAATGGCGTAGTTGATGTGCGCTATAGAGTAAATTGGCAACACTACCGCAATACAATTTTACTCACCCAGCATAATGAATTAAAACAATTAAAAACTAAGATTTATCAAATTCTTGAACTTTAATTTGGTATCCTGAATTAGGATTCGTATATTTATCAAAAGTTATATTTTTAAAAACAGTTACATTATGGATTTAAATGCAATTCGCAGTAAGCTGAATTCCCTGCAGCAACAAAATAAGGGAAATGGAGGCTCCAACCAGAGCCTATTTTGGAAACCAAGCATTGGTAAACAGGTAGTACGTATTGTACCCAATAAGTTTAACAAAGCAAATCCTTTTACGGAAGTATACTTCCATTATGGGATTGGTGAACGTGTTATGATTTCACCCATTAATTATGGTGAAAAGGACCCCATTGTGGAGTTCGCGAAACAACTTCGCACCACCAGTGACAAAGAGAATTGGCGTTTGGCTAAAAAGCTTGACCCTAAGATGCGTATCTTTGTCCCTGTAATTGTTCGTGGTGAAGAAGAGCAAGGTGTTAAGCTTTGGCAATTTGGTAAAAATACTTACCTTGAATTTTTGTCACTTGCAGATGATGATGATATCGGAGATTTTACCGACATCCATCAAGGACGAGACATTACAGTAGACACTGTAGGTCCTGACGTAACAGGAACCGCTTACAATAAGTCTTCGGTTCGTGTCAAAACAAAGCAAACTCCACTTGGTGAGGCGGATCAAATCCAAAAATGGTTAGAAGATCAATCTAACCCAACGGATGTGTTCAAGCGTTATTCGTTTGAAGATATGAAGAGTAATCTCCAATCATTCCTTGCCCCTGAAGAACAGGCACAAGAAGGAGATATTATTGATGAAGGAAAGACTGACGATCTCCCTTTTGATAAAGGGGGAGCACAAAATAACTATGCTCTAAAGTCGACTCCCCCTAAGCAGAGCAAAGTGGATCAATTTGATGAATTGTTTAGCTAATGCCTAGAGGAAAGAAAGCATCACTAACGGAGGCAGTCTCTAAAGAACTTAAGGCCAATTTTGACCTTGGAAAGTTTAAGGAGAAAAAAATGCTTAATGCTAACGCCAAATTTAAGCCCCAACAATGGATCCCACTTTCCCAAGCATTTCAAGATGTAACTTCAATTCCAGGCATACCTGCGGGACATATTGTTTTGCTAAGAGGCCATTCTGATACCGGTAAGACAACCGCCTTGATTGAGGCGGCTGTCTCCGGACAGAAGAGAGGAGTCCTCCCTGTGTTTATTATCACAGAGATGAAATGGAGTTGGGAACATGCTAAAATGATGGGTCTTGAAATCAATGAAGTAATTGATGAAGAAACTGGTGAGGTGACTGATTATAATGGCAACTTTATTTATGTAGATAGAGAAGCTATTAACTCAATTGAAGATGTAGCCGCATTTATTTTAGATTTAATCGATGAGCAGAAAAAAGGTAATTTACCTTACGATCTATTATTCCTATGGGATTCAATTGGATCAGTACCCTGTGAAATGTCTATTAAATCTAATAAAAATAACAATGAGTGGAATGCTGGTGCTATGTCAACTCAATTTGGTAATAATGTAAACCAACGTATAACACTTTCACGTAAGGAAAGTAGCCCATTTACTAATACACTTGTTTGTATTAATAAGGTTTGGACTGCAAAAGCAGAATCTCCTATGGGCAAACCTAAACTTATGAATAAGGGAGGATATGCTATGTGGTTTGATGCAACCTTTGTAGTAACATTTGGTAATATTATGAATGCCGGCACATCTAAAATTAAAGCAATTAAAGATGGCAAGCAGGTAGAATTTGCTAAACGTACCAATCTACAAATTGATAAAAACCACATTAATGGGGTTACTACAAGGGGTAAAATTGTTATGACGCCTCATGGTTTTATTAATGATGATGATAAAGAAATTAAAGCCTACAAAAACACCCATGCTGAAGCATGGAGGGAAGTTTTAGGAGGTGTAGATTTTGATATTATTGAAGAAGATCACGAAATACAAGATATTTCTCACTTCTCAAAAGAACCTGACTAATGATTAAAAAAGATTACTTAAAGATGCTCAATAACATTGAGCAAGGGGAAGAGTCTGCGAAACCCGGACAACACGATAGAGTTATTTTTATAGATGGGCTTAATTTGTTTTTAAGAAATTTTGCTGTCTTAAACTTTATAAATGGAAGTGGTACGCATGTAGGGGGATTATCAGGATTTCTTAGATCTTTAGGTGCTCTTATAAACCAAATTCAACCCACCTCAGTATATCTAGTATTCGATGGAGTAGGTGCCTCTACTAATAGGAGGTACCTACTTCCCGAATACAAAACAGGTAGAAATTTAAGTAGGATTACTAATTGGGATGCTTTTGATAACATTGATGAAGAAAACGATTCAAAAGTAGACCAAATAATTAGGTTAATTCAATATCTAAAATGCTTACCAGTTAAAGTAGTTTCTATTGATAAAGTAGAAGCAGATGATATAATTGCTTATATGTCCAAGGATATGGCTAAACGTTTTGATACTAAGTCATATATTGTCTCTAGTGACAGAGATTTTCTCCAATTAGTAGATGATAATGTAACAGTTTATCGTCCTATAGAACGAGAATTTTATGATATTGCTACTGTAAAACAAAAGTTTGGAATTGTTCCTGAGAATTTTATTCATTATAAAGTTTTATTAGGAGANGCTTCAGATAAAGTACCAGGGATTAAAGGCTTAGGTAAAAAAGGTGTATTAAAACGTTTTCCTGAATTAGCTGATGGTCCTATGCCATTTGATAGGTTATTTGATTTAAGTGAAGAACATCTTAAAGAAAGTGTAGTTTATGCTAGGGTAATTCAAGATTGGGACAAATTACTTAACACTAAAAAAATTATGGATCTAGAAATTCCAATGGTATCGGATGAAGAAAAAGAATATCTTTCTCAATTACCATTGGAACCTCTTAATAATTTACGTATTTTAGAATTTATGAGTTTATANAGTGAGGATGGGCTCAATCATATTATAAAAAATACTGAGTTTTGGTTAAAGGACACATTTACAAGATTAATTTATGACACTGAATAGTTTATCCACTTACGGTACAGCCTTTCAGGTAAAGGTTTTATCTTCCCTTCTTACACATAAAGAATTCCTACAGGGAATTCATGATGTTCTTAGTGAGGAATATTTTGATAATGCCGCCCATAAGTGGATTATTAAAAATATATTAGATTATTATGAAAAATACCATACAACACCAACAATGGAGGTGTTGAAGGTAGAAATGCGAAAAGTTGAAAATGAAGTACTTCAACTTTCAATTAAAGAACAACTTCGTGAAGCTTACCAATCGTCCCAATCAGACTTAGAATATGTTGAAGAAGAATTTTCATCTTTTTGTAAAAACCAACAACTCAAAAAAGCCCTTCTTAATTCAGTTGACCTACTTAATTCTGGTGATTTTGAGTCTATTAGGGGCCTCATTGATAATGCGTTAAAAGCAGGTAATGACAAAAATATAGGACATGAATATATTAAAGACACGGAGGCTCGTTACAGAGAAGATTCAAGAAAAGTTGTTCCTACTCCTTGGGGTAAATTTAATGAATTTATGCAGGGGGGTCTTGGTAACGGAGATTTTGGTCTTATATTTGGTAATCCTGGAGGGGGCAAGTCATGGACTTTGGTTGCTCTTGGTGGATACGCCGTAAAAATGGGTTATAATGTACTGCACTATACTTTAGAACTTGGTGAAGATTATGTAGGGCGACGTTATGATGCATTTTTTACAGGTAAGCCGGTAGATACTCTATCTAAACATAGGACTAAGATTGATGAAATTATAGAACAACTCCCAGGTCAGCTAATTATTAAAGAATTTTCACCGGGTATGGCTACAGTTAATACTCTCCGTTCACATATTCAAAAATGTGGAGATTTAGAATTTGCACCTGATTTAATTATTATAGATTATGTAGATCTCCTTTCATCAAAGAAACGAGTAAGTGATAGGAAGGGAGAAATTGATGATATTTATTTAAGCACTAAAGGCCTTGCTAAAGAATTACAATTACCTGTCTGGTCGGTTTCCCAAGTAAATAGAGCGGGGGCTAAGGATGATGTGATTGAAGGTGATAAAGCAGCTGGAAGTTATGATAAAATGATGGTTACAGATATTGCGATATCTCTCTCAAGGAAAAAGGAAGATAAAGTAAATGGTACAGGAAGATTTCACATTATGAAAAATAGATACGGGATGGATGGGATGACATACTCAGTAGTAGCAGATACCTCTACAGGACACTTTGAAGTAACTGATCATCATTTTGATGATAGTGAAAGCCCCCAACCAGTTCAAAAATTAGAGGGAACTAATATGAATACTTTAGATCGAGACCAGTTAGCGCAGCAATTTTTCCAATTAAACTCTTAAATTATAAAAACAAACAATGGCAAGTAAATTACTTACTGAGAGGATTGTCTACAAACCTTTCGAATACCCTGAAGCTGCAGATTATTGGCTTAAACAACAACAAGCTCATTGGATTCATACTGAAGTCCCAATGATGAGTGACATTAATGATTGGAAACAAAACTTAAACGAAACCGAAAAAAATATAATAGGGTCTATTCTTAAAGGATTTGCCCAAACCGAAACTGTAGTAAACGACTACTGGACGGGTCTGGTAACTAAATGGTTTAGAAAACCAGAAATCATAGCAATGGCGACCACCTTTGGGGCTATGGAAACAATACACGCTGAAGCATATTCACTATTAAATGAAGAACTTGGACTTGATGACTTCTCGGAATTCCTTGAAGATGAAACTACGATGGCTAAAATTGAAAACCTTATGTCTGTTAGGGATAGTTTTGGTGACGAAAAAGATTGGCATGAAATTGCTAAATCACTCGCTATCTTTTCCGCATTTACCGAGGGAGTTAACTTATTTAGTTCCTTCGCCATACTCTTATCTTTTAAAATGCGAAACAAGCTTAAGGGAGTGGGTCAAATTGTTGAATGGAGCATTAGAG